GCATCTCTTCTACCAACCAAGATTTTTTCTTGGGGGGTAGGGGGGCATTTCCTAAATCAGGTTGCCGAGGGTAACCTGATTAACAACTAAATAATATTAGATAGTTCTCTTTCATTGAGTCACTCCTGTCCTCTGAAAGAGGACTATCTAACTAAAGACAGGGGATAAGATGAACTTCTTTAAGAAGCAAGAGTATGTAACTGCTGATGATTTAATCGTTGAACTATCAGTTGCATTTCACGAGTTACGTATAGCAGTTGAAGCGTTGCAAGAAGATATGGTTTATGTACTGTCAGTAGTTGATGACAATGATTAAACTAGATACCTATGAACTACCAGAGCACATCAGTTACTCAGCCTTTACTACATACCTGACCTGTGGTTATCAGTACTACCTAGGTCGACTGCTCAAGGTAGAAGAAGAACCATCCGTGTGGTCAGCAGGTGGGCGAGCATTCCACCTAGCAGCAGAAACGTGGGACATTGAGAATGGTTAACACATACTGGCACGATGCGTGGCTCAAAGAGATTGATGGACTAGATTTTACAAAGGCGCGAGTAGCAGGACGAGCCACGAAAGCCAACCCTGGCAAGGAAAATGGGGAGTGGTGGTATGAACAAGGTTCCATTTGGACTGACCAATATATCCAATGGCGCAAGTCCAACCCTGACTGGAAAATCTGGACCACCCCACAGGGTGCAAAGGCTATTGAGTTAGAGTTGAATCCGAACATTGCTGGTATACCAGTGAAGATGTTCATTGATAGAATCTTTGAGGTTAACGGACAACTTGTGATTGTCGACCTTAAGACATCAGCAAGACGACCAACATCTGACTTACAACTTGGCTTCTACAAGGTAGGAGTTGAGATGATGTTAGGTGTTGAAGTCAATCTAGGAAACTACTGGATGTCTCGTGAATCGGGGACAGGAGAGATGATTGACCTAAGTAGATATACAAAAGACACGCTGGAATACTTTGTCGATGGCTTTGACAAGGCTCGAAAGGCTGGTATATTTCTACCGAACCTACAATCGTGCAATTACTGTGGACTCACAGCACATTGCCAATTTACGAAGAAGGATAAATAATGTCAGAAGAAAACTGGAAGTTACAGGTATCAGTTAAGTCTCCGAATGGTGACTTGATTAATATCCGCGCACAATCAGCAGATGAACTCAGCGTATTGCTAGAGGGCATCACTGATTACTCAACACAGATTGCAGCAACTAGCAAGATGATTGCTGGTGCATACACCGTTGCCCCTTTGGCAACCACTACTTCAACAGTAGACACGCCTCCTTGGGCTACCTCCGCTCCCGCCCAGACATCGGCTCCATCCGCTACGGGTCTATCATCACCGACCTGCGTGCACGGCAACCGCAAGTTCCTATCGGGAGTATCAAAGAAGAATGGCAAGCAGTACGCAATGTGGGTATGTCCACAACCACAGGGAATGGAGCAATGCGCTCCAACCAACGGCTAACACAAGAGCCAATGCTATAGTAGGAATTGGCGGAGGGGCAGTCATTCAGGGGAAGGTGACTGTTCCTCTTCCAACTTAAGACAGGGGATTGAAATGGAAAAGACTTTAGCAATACATCTACAAGAACAACGTGAGCAAATAGTAAAAGAGATTCAATCCCATATGCCACACGGTCCTATGTGCGATATTACATTAGCATTACAGCAAGCAATAAATATTGTTCGAGGTATAGATAGGTGAGAACACTTGTCCGTTCGGTAGGACGTTCCGACATAGGCGGTGAACCTTTACCCGCAGTATTCAAAACATTTAATACCAACAAAATTGTTTGCCGACGTGCAGAAGTCTCAATGTTTGCTGGTGTCCCAGGTGTAGGTAAATCAACTTTGGCACTGGCATTAGCACTCAAGATGCAAGTGCCTACCCTGTATGTATCAGCAGATACTAACTCACACACTATGGCTATGCGCCTTGCGTCAATGATTAGTGGCAAGAACCAGACTGATGTTGAGTATCTGATGGACAAGGACACCAACTGGGCTAAGGCTGTGCTTCAGAAGTCAGCCCATATTGTGTGGTCATTTGAATCTAGTCCGACTCTATTAGACATTAACGAAGAGGTCGAAGCCTTTGAGGAACTATGGGGTTGCCCACCTCAAGCAATCTTCATTGACAACCTGATGGACATAGCCACTGATGGTGGCGAAGAGTTTGCCTCAATGCGTGCAATAATGAAAGAGTTAAAGTACCTAGCCCGTCTTACTAATGCAGCAATTATTGTCTTGCACCATACCTCTGAAGCAGTGATGGGTAATCCAACTCAACCACGCTCTGCCTTACAGGGTAAGGTCGCGCAAATTCCTGCACTTATCTGTACACTAGGAGTAGTGGGAACCTCAATGGCTGTCTCACCTGTGAAGAATAGATACGGAAGGGCTGATGCTAACGCTAACCTAATGTGTTGGCTGGCATTTAACCCTGAGTATATGTTTATGGACGATATACCAGAGAACGGTGGATGATGCTTAGAGAAGAAGAAGATGATATGACACAAGAGATTCGTCAGTTTGTTGTCTTTGCAATTGATAATGAAATTAAAAAGTTAATTCAAAAGATTACAGAACTCAAAGTTGAAAGTACTAGCGAGTATCTTGATGGTGTTAATGACGGCTTAGTCCTAGCAGTTAAAGCATTACATAGGGATAAGAGCACGTCTTAAGTGTGGACTTACGCGCTCAACACAACTGAAGAAGCAACTGCTGTTGAGGTAGGTTACCAACGACAGAAGCCATACTTCGGTGACCCAACTAAGAATGTCAATTACTCAGAGGGTGACCTGTGGGAAATGTGGCAACACGTTGTGTGTGCTGGGTCAGAGTTAGCCTTTGCGCGGATGGTTGGAAACAAAGATTTTGTACCACACTTTAACAAGTGGAAGTCTGAGTTAGATATTCCTGGACTCGGTGAGGTTCGGTATTCATTCCCGCCCATTAAAGGTCTTCGTTACACAACACGAGATGATGACAACCTAATCTATATACTTACAACTGGTGGACTGTGCAATAAAGAAAGACGCACGGCACCTGATTGGAAGGGACCAGATTATGTAGCAGTTGGTTGGATGTATGGTAAAGATTGCAAGAAAGATGAATGGAAATACAACGACAAGACTTGGTATGTTCCGCTAGGATATCTTAACCGAATGGAGACATTACCGAATGGCATCACAGAGTAGGAAACATCGTGGGTACAGGTCGCAGAAGGTCCTTGCTAACTTTCTGGCGGAGAATGGATTTCCTTTCGCGGAATCTACTGGTGCTGGACGTAGTGGCAGTGATGTTACTGGTACGGTGGGCATTGACTGGGAAGTAAAGGCTCGCACAGGATTTAATCCTGCTGCTGCAATTGCTCAGTTGAAAGACAGGGACAAAGGTGACCTCGGCATTGTAGTCTTAAGACTCAATGGACAAGGTGAGAAGTCAGTTGGAGATTGGGTATCGCTTATGCGAACAGAAGATTTAGTGTGGCTACTAAGGGAAGCAGGGTATGGTGATAAAAATTGACAACGACCTGCCCTCCATCAAAGCAATCCTTGAACACTACGGGGCAACCTTACGTAACACTCACGGACAAGTCAATCTTAGGTGTCCCTTTCACAGCGACTCGCATCAATCTGGCACGGCGAACCTCGATAAAAATATCTTCATTTGTTTTGCCTGTGGTATACAAGGTAACAGTATACAAATCATCGTGCGTCAAGAGGGGTTGAACTTCAATGAAGCAAAACGTTTTGCAGAAGGAATTACTGGGGAAATCAGCACACAAGTACGCGGAAAGTATTCATCTGGCAGAAGATTACCTAGTAAGCAGGGGAATTCCTCTGGAGGTAGCACGGTTGGCTCAATTAGGCGTAGTCGCGGAACCTGATGTAGGTCACGAACAATACACGGGACGCTTATCAATCCCTTACATCACTAAGACTGGTGTTGTTGACATAAGATTTAGAAGTCTTAACCCTGCAGTTGAACCCAAGTATATGGGTATGGTAGGAGCAGAGACTCGTATGTATAACGTCATAGATGTGCAACGTGCAGGTGATTGGATTGGAGTATGCGAAGGTGAATTGGATACCCTTACTATGTCTAGGTGTGTTGGCTTTCCTTGTGTTGGAGTTCCAGGTGCGAACTCGTGGAAGAAACATTACACACGATTGCTCGCTGACTTTGAAAGAGTATTCGTCTTTGCTGACGGCGACGCGCCAGGACGTGAGTTCGCCAATAGTCTTGCCAGAGAATTGCCAGTTACTGTTGTTGGATTCGGAGATGGAGCAGATGTTAATTCTGTGTTCGTGTCACACGGCAAAGACTTCATACTGGAAAAGATTGGCATTCAGTGAGCGACGAACAGATAGACCCACATAACTATTGCCACGATTGTCACCTGCAATTTGAGGATTCATTTCAATTAGTGGACCATTACTTTGAAGAGGGTGAAGAGTTTGACCCGTACTACATACTGCCCAATGGATATAAACTTCTGCTAGGCTCGCTGCTACGGTTTATGTATAACAATGCTGACAAACCTGACCAGATAAAACTTATCACACAGTCTACTTATGTTACACTGTTCGCTAGTGAGAATGGTTACGACCTAGTAGATGAACTTGTTGAGGATATGGTAGTCAAGTCAGCACTCGTGGACTTTGACAAGAACTTGACACGACTATTAGAAACGGACAACAATGACGATGAAGGCGGAGCGTGAAGAGATATGGCAGATTATAAATCATCTAGTGAATCAAGGTCTGAAGGTATCATCATACGTCAAGGAAGGTTCTCACCTAATAGTGACTCTGAGCATTCCATTATTGCACGAGAACTCCACCTCGAAGTAAATCTTAACAATCTAAACAAAGAACTTAGTGAGTTGCTGCTAAGTAAGCACAAGGACTACGGTCCAAAGAATATATCCCAAGCCCCTGGCGGTCCTATCAACGGGCTGCGTGTACGTATGCACGATAAGTTAGCACGCATCAACAACCTAGTTGATAGTGGTGCAACACCTGAGCACGAGTCACTCGAAGATTCGTTTAAGGATATGGCTAACTACGCAATCATTGGGCTTCTTGTCTTAAGAGGTAAGTGGGATAATGAGTGAAAGAAAAAGAACTCTTTGATTGGTTGAGGGAAACTTACTTACCCGACCTCATCCACTCACCTGAAGAGTACGATGGATTTGATTGCACTACTGATAGATACAAAATGTTTATCGAACTTAAGTCACGCAAGACACACTACCCTGACCTTTTGATTGAGAAGATTAAGTTTGACTTCTTACTTGAACAAGCACACTTGCTTGGTTTTACGCCTTGGTACATTAACTCAACACCTAATGGTGTGTGGGCTTTCCCTTTGCATATGATGGTGCCTGTTGAGTGGGATGAGAAGTGGCTACCATCTACCACTGAGTTTGCTAATAAGAATAACAAAATGAAATTGGTTGGCTTCCTCCATTTGGATAACGGGGTAAGAATAAAGTGACGCTTGAGTGGGAACGCATTGAACCGTGGCAGTATGTGGTGGACTCTGTTGCATCTGAGTATCACCGCAGGTTTAGTGACATAGATTTAGAAGACATCCGACAGTCTTTGTATCAATGGTTCCTTGAACATCCCAATAAGTTAGATACGTGGGAAGCAATCGGTCCGAAGGATGCAAAGAATTTAATCTACAGAAGTCTACGCAATCAAGCATTAGATTATTGTCAGCATTGGAAGGCTAAGTCTGGTGGGTATGAGACAAGCGACCTATTCTTTTATGAAGCAGATATGGTTGAAGCCTTACTTACTCCTGTCTTAAGAGGTGAATGGAATCAGTTAAATAAGGTAGACCTTGGTCGCCCTGGTCGTCCTTCTGCACCTAGTGAGGGTGGCAATATGATGGCGATGATGATTGAGGTTGACTTTGCATACTGGAAACTGACACCAGATGACAAGAAGTTATTGTTCCTGCGTCACGCTGAGGCTATGGACTTTCCTGACATAGCAAAAGAAATGGACTTGGGTAGTGAAGACACCGCCCGTATGCGCCACAAGCGTGGCATCCGTAAGTTAATCAATAAGATTGGTGGCTTCAGACCTTATCGTGATGAGGATACTTCCTCTGTTGATTCTGCTGGGTCTACCCAAAGTGATTCACCATATGAATCATAGAACTCTTCTATCTCTTTACCACTAGCAAACTGTAAGCCTTCGCCCTCTGTCTTAAAACAGATAGAGCATCCGCCACCTTCACATATATCACACATTGTCTAGCCTCCTGTCGAATAGAATCCAGTCCCTTTGAACTGAACTGCTGGTGATGAATATATCCTACTTGATACCTGACCACAAGGGCAACTAACTTCCTCATCTCGTTCTTCTGCCTTACGACTTAAGACTATAAGTGAGTGACACTTGCGACAACGATACTCATATGTTGGCATTAAAACTCGAAGCCTAGATACCAAAACCCTAGGGTCAGGTCAAAGTTGTATTTGCTAATCTGAAATCCAATACCAAATCCATTTGTCTTACCCCAGTAAAACCAAGACTTCCCAATCTTTTTTTCTGTCATTCATCTCTCCAATCCATAGGTGTAGGTGCAGTGCTGATTGCCTTGCACTCCTTGCATTCCTGCTTTAAGTCATACCAACTTACTTCTCTTGTCTCGTCGTCCCACATTACTGTGATTACAAACATTTTGCAACCACATATACAGGTGAAGATGGGCTTACCTCTTAGGTCTAACATCAGTACCAATTTCTGGTGACGTGATGTTGCCACGCCCTGCACGGTGTGTCATAGCGATGCTTGATATATTTGTATGCCTTGAGTATCTGTATTGCTGGGTCACTGCTGGTTTCTTTAAGCATCTGTGCTATGCCGTAAGCACTGCTACCCTGTTGGTTCTTGGCTAGGTGGTCGAAGCGTGACTCGGCAGTAAACAATTTATAAATGCACTGCCTCTGTCTTAAGTCCCAATCATAACCTGCCTTGGCAAACTTCATAGCCATAACTTTGTTGTCATACTTCTCCTCCATTGTTGCCTTCGTCCGTGCCTTGGTTGGATGCTTCAACTCCACATCAACATTGACATTGACATCATTGCCGAATGGGGCAAATAGAATTGCTACTACTAAGATTGAGACTACTACTGCGTATCGTTTCATTTGTATAGTTTAGCAAGTTTCTGCTGAACATCCCCCCTCTGCGTGCCAGCGTTTGTCAGGTAGTGTCATCCGATTGCTCCTATAAAATAAAGAATTGTTATAAAGCCTAGTATGGGAAGCCATAGTGCGCCAGCACCGCCAATAAAAAAGACTAAGTAAATTGCAAGGCTATGCCTTACTAATTTCATACTGCCTTAAGACATAGGACAGGTAAGACATTGACTGCCTCGCCCTTGTACTCATCACGCCATACATCTTGGCTCTTGACTTGGTTCTCATACAACCATTCATCCTGCTGTGCATAGGTCATTGTGTTCCAGTTAGTTGGTAAGTCTGTGCCCTCTGCTAACCAGACGTTAACAACCTTGACACCTTTAGTTTCATAGACTACTTGGTATTGCTTTTGCATTGGCTCGCTCCTGTTCTACCTGCTTATCTTCACACTTAAGACAGGTCTTTGAATTGTATTTGTTGTGGTCGAACGTATCATCACAACTGTTACATTTAATAAAGTCTGACTCGTCGTAAAACCAAGGGTCGTTTAACTGTGGCTCACTCATCTTCCTCCTCCTCTGTCATCAAGCCACAATCTTTGAGTGCTTGTATCGCTTCGTGTAATGTCTTAAGTGCTAAGGCTTGCTCTTCTTGTGTACTCATTTGTTTTCTCCTGTCGTTGATTGGTCGTTGATTATGATTCCTAGTAACGATAGCAAAACTATTGGTAGTAATGCAAGTGTTAGGTAAATCATTTCTTTTTTCCTGTCTTAAGTAAGGATTCATAATGAATCATCACGCCGTGCCAGTAGTCAAAGGCTTGGTCTGTGGCACTGGCATTGCGTTGCTCTCGTGCTCGCTTAGCGTGCGTGCGTGCGCTTTTAATCTCGGTCAACTTCATACCTTGAGTACCGCTAACACTGACTTAAGGTGGTCTAGTGCCTGTTGCTTGCGCTTGTAGTTAGTACCCAGCATTTCGTTAGCCTTCCTCAAGGTACTACCTCGGCGGGTCATCTTCATTCCTGTCTTAAGTTCTAACTCAATCCAACTGATGAGTGAGATTAGAATGTATAAGTCCACGCCTGACCCGCTTGCGCTAGTCAAGTGTCCCTCCTCATTGAATCTCATATTGTCTTGCCCGTTGGTTAGTGCTTCAAGTGTTTGCTCTGGTAACATTTAGTTATCTCCTGTCTTAAGTAGTAATTCATTTGCTAACTCGGCTTTAGTCTTTGGTTCAATGGATAACCGCCACCCCTTGCCCACTTCGTAATACCAGAAATTTTTCATTTACTTTTCTCCTGTCTTAAGTAACATTGGGATTTTAGGTAGTGATTCTTTGACTTGCTCTAAATTTGTGAAGTCACTTTGCCCACCCTTGGTACTGCGTGAATGATTGGGTAGTTCTTCGTAGTCAATCTCGTTGGTTCGGATTAACTCGAACAATTCCTTAGCCTTCTTTAAGTTAGGTGCATCGAATCCAATGACACCATAATCTTCTTCTTGATATCTGAATGTATAGCGTGGCATTTCTTTTCTCCTGTCGTTAGTTGGTAGTTGTAGTTAATCGGTTGTGCTAATTGATGTCAAGCATTTGCGGTGTGATGTTCATCACTTTGTTGGGAAGTAACATTCGGTTAGTGTCTTAAGACAGTAGTGGTCACCCATCCACCATAGATGACCTGATAACCAATACAGTCCAGCGATTGCTAGTAGCGTTGGGATTATGACAAGCACAATCCAACCTCGTCGTGTTAGATTCATTTGTTGTTGGTGGAATGGTTGCAGTCTGTGATAGGTCGTAAGCAGTCTCCGCAGATTGTCTCGGTCTTAATACCAAAATCTTCTTCGGTTGCGATTCTCAAGATGCCACCGCTTGTAGTGTTGGCAGTGTTGCCTTGAGTGCGTTGGTAATCTTCTGCATTTCCTCGACACTGAATCCACCTAGTCTGTCCCACGATACGCAGTGCCCGTCAATAATCTGACTTAAGACAGAATAGAACTCTGCCTTAATTGGTTCTTCTTGCTTCTCTTGATTGCGTTTGGCGATACGAACAAGGCGTTCTGCTCTGATGTCCTTGGTCTTTTTATTCTTGCGGGTTTCGTGCATATCTTTAATGAGTGACCAGTATTCGCCTCGAATATCCATTAAGCGAAAGTCTGTGCGCCAGCAGTTGATTAGGTTGCTGTCCTGCTTGCTATGTGTTGGGCAATCGTGTCCGTAGGTTGGGCAGTTGGTCATATAGATAACGCTTGGGCTTCGGTGTGCAGTGTGTGGTTCAGCACCTGCAAAGATTACATAGTAACGATTGTGTTGGTGTTGTTTGTGTGTCTTAAGTACTGATGAATGGAATGTGTACATCTGATTATTGCGGGAGGTTGCATAGTAAGCAACTCCTGCCTTGAGTTCTGCTTTCTTCACTTGATTCTCCTGTGCTTGTAGGTAACGGGATTGTTACCAGTGCCCTAATAGTGGCACGACCACTACGCTTTCTCCAAGATTTAGGGCTGTGACTTTCGTCACATTTATTTCTTCTGTCTTAAGCCACACTTTCTTTCTTAAGTCGTGACTTGATTTTGAATCCAACAAATATAATTCCCACGATGATGAGAGTCCGCCAAGGTAGGTAGACATCACCGAAGTATGACTGAATCCAAATGTCCCACTTGTTGAATCCGAATGTGAAGAACTCCTCTGTGTTAATCACTTATGCCACCACGCTTTCTGTCTTAAGTGCTGAAAATGTAACCTCGTCGCCGTAGTTGTTGGCAATCTCCCAGCCTTCTCCGATTGTGTAGAGGTAGTAATACTCCTCGCCTGAGTTAAAGTTGGTCACCCAATCTGCAACGCTGTCGAAAGTGCGTGCTTCCTGCCCTGTCTCGCCTCTGTCCCTGCCGTAGGCAAGACACCAATCTTCTTGATGTGTCTCTCGGTTGCTGAAGTCTTGATAGGCTCCGATTTCCTGACTTAAGGCTGAAAGATTTCCTAAGTTCATAAGTCGTTGCACCTTGTCCACATCTTGATAATGCTTGTCAAGGATTGCACCTACTCCTTCTTTATATCCATCAAAGTGGCAATAGATTGCGGTCACCTTGTCGTCTTGCTTGATTGCGATTGTGCTTCTTGTTGACATTGTTTCTCCCCTGTCTTAAGCCACAAGGTAGGTATTTCCTGCCTTGCTTGTGCCCTAATCGTGTCGTGAACACGCGCCACCTGTCAATGGTTTAGGGCTGTGATTTACATCACATTGTGTCTTAAGTCACATTAGCGGTATGACTCTCTCAAATCTTCGGGCACTTTGTAAAAGTTCTCCGCATCCTGTGAAACTGTAATCCAAAATCGGTTGGCTTCTTCTTTATCGTCTCCCGATTGTGTCCAATAGACCTCGGCAAAATCGTTGATTTCATATCGGCGAATCTTGCCGTTCTGCACATCGCCGATACACACCTCGGTGTCTCCGATTGCTTCATCACTTTCGACCGCTTCGGTGAGTGCTTCGATGAGTTCGTTTACTGTCATTTTCTGTTCTCCTGTCTTAATACATAACGGGAACTTTTCCCGCTGTGTGTCGTTCTTTATAGTCTGATTCTTCCACCATCGGCGGGAGATTCCTACCATTTCCGATGTGATGTCTATCACACCTAACCCTCAACCTTAGGTTTAGAGTTGTGCCCCCGTTGGATTGTGAACCCGTACCCGCAAGGCGGGGGCTGTTTCTGTCTTAAGTCTTAAGCCTCCTTGAATATTTCTTCGCAAGTGTTGCAAGTCACACCTGATTCTAAGACCCCGCGACTTAGGCGGATTACATTCTGACATTCGCAAGTCGCCTTAATCAAGTTGGTGTTTCTGCCCTTAGGCTTGGCGTTTCCCTCGTTTGAAATCGCGGTGAGGTCTAAGGCTTGGCGTAGAATCTTGAGAGCCTTAGCCCATCGCTTAGCCCCGAACTCGGTTAACTCGGTTGATGCGTGTCCCTTGCCCTTGATTTCTATCGTCTTAAGACCTAACGCCTCGGCTTGTGCCTTAAATTTGGCGTTGTGATATTGATTCGCTGAGGTATCTTGAATCCCATTTGAGAAGTTGAGAGAATGTGCAACCTCGTGAACCAAGGTTGAGAGCAATTCCTCGGCTGTTGTGAAATGCTCAAGATTGAAAGCAATCTCGTGAAACACCTCATCCTCGGTGCGCCAAGGTGTGTAATGGGTGAAATGTCCTTTTCTTCCCTTGAGGTCACGAGTCACCAAGATAGTGGCGCGGGGTGCGCCTGTCTCTTCCTTGATGATTGAATGAGCCTTTTCTAGAGCAATCGTTAGGGTGCTGAGTGCTTCTGCCTTGGTGCTTTTTTCTTGTGTCTTAATCGCTGTTTTCATTTGGTTCCCCTGTCTTATTTCTTAAGTCCGATTTGAACTCACAAGGTGAGCCTAGTGGATGAAACGGGATTCACCTACCATTTTCGATGTGATTTGCATCACACCATTCCAACCCTTGAGAATGTAGATATGTCGACAATTGAGGAATGATTCCCCCCGTCGGATTTGAGAGGGGGATAGTGTCCCAAATGCAATTCACAATTTCATTATAAAGAAACGTTATAAATGAATGGCACCGTCCAAGGTGCCTTAGGTCTTAAGTCGTTTCAGTCAGTTATGTAATGTCGACAAATAAACAAAGAGACAATCGTATAAGTTATGACCCAGGGTATGTTAAGGGTCGTATGCGTGTGTGTATATG